CATGGTGCGTCAGGATGAAATCGGCCATGAGGATCGCATTGAATGGCTGCGCGACCAGATGGCGGGTCTGCTGCGTGAGGCTAATGCGGCTAAGGTCTATGGCGACCCGCATTTACGTTCGACCGTTTGGCAGATTTTTGGTGACAGAGGCGTTGCGAGGCTGAAAGAACGTGCGTCCGCTGAACAGTCGAAACCGAATGTGGTGGCAAATATGGCTAACACGGTGCATCAACGAGGCGCGGTGTGAGGTACGCAGCGAGGCGCGACGGGAACGACGGTCTAATCGGCCAGGCGTTGACAGCCGCCGGGTTCGTCGTCCTCGACTACGCCTCAAACGGCGGCGTACCGGATCGGCTCGTCGTACGGAATCTGCCCGACAAAACCCCGTGGGTGTGCTGGGTAGAAATCAAGGTACAAAAAGGAAAACTACGCCCGAGCCAAGAAAAGTTCCGAGCGATATTTGAACCCCGCGGGGAGTTTTACGTTGCGCGTGACCCCGAAGCCACGGTGCGTGAGTTGATGGAACGGTATCTAGCCGCAATCAAGCCCGAGCAGTATCGCTGAACATGAGCAGTTTGCGGTGACCCTTGTAGTGGACGATGGCCGGGTCGGGGTGTTGGGCAAGGTACTCGGGCAAGCAAGCGTAGTGCGATTCTGGCAGATATTGGACGGCAGTGCGTTTGGCGTATTCTCGCAAAACCTCTTGGTCGCCGTACCACACCCTAAAGCGGTCGGGCAGGACGTTGTACATTTCGGCAAGGTCAGCCCAGATGCCCCAGTCCGCCGTGATCGTGCAGCAGCCGACGAACGGGTATACCTCATCCAACGTCTTACCCTCGTACTCCGAATAGTCTTGACCGCGCTGGCGGATGTTAAAGATCGCCTCACGATTAAAGTCACGCCGGGTCATCGCAACCGTTCCGCGAAGCAGCGCGGCAGGGTCGATGGGATGCCGCACGATCATGTCGGTATCCATATACATCGCAGGCTCGGTCAGCCCAAGTTCCGCAAAAGCATTGGTACGCCATTGCATCAAGAACTGCCGGTTGCCCTCGGTCACGAACACCCGCGATACACCCGGCACGGGCGGGGTGTTCTTGTCGCTAACCTGAATGATGGTCGCGTCGGGGTTGTGGGCGCGGATGGAAAACACCATCGCGGTGGGCTGGGCGATGTCCTCGCCTACATGAAAAAATACAAACATAGGGAAACTATATGCTGAACTTGAACCGAAGGCGACTTTCACGGGCGATCTGGGACACCCTCTTTGCCGACCTGCCCGACCTGCCGTGGCACGTTATCGAAGACTTGGAGAAGTTAGACCCTGCCCGACGCACTGGGAGTACCAACCACGCCTCCCTAATGGCCTTATGGGCGGTTATACGGTACTTCCGGCCCAAGACCGTGGCTGAGGTCGGCACGTACATCGGCAAATCGACATTTGTGCTGTCGCGGCTGGGCGCTGACGTCCATACCTGTGACATGACCCACGATTTCAAACTCCCGATTGCAACTAAGATCACTCAGTACCACACAAGCAGCACCGAGATGCTTGCCAAACTAGACGGCAAGATTGACTTGTTGCACCTTGACGGGCGGCTACAAGCCGATGATCGGGAACACCTGACGCGGCTTTGTACCCCCGACACGATCATCACGCTTGACGACTTTGAGGGTGTCGAGAAGGGGGTATGGAACGCTATGCAGTTTGACCTGTCCAAGCGCATCCTCGTATACCCGCCCGAGCGGCAGTTGACAGAGCGATACGCGGTAGGGGATGCTACGACTGCAATAATCCTGCCCACCTTGAGGCTAACGCCGCAATGAGCCACAAAGACGCCGCTGAATTTGTAGGCGTATTGCTACACAGCAGCACGGCCACGCATTTTCTGCATTTGCAGACGGCCAGTTATGCCGCCCACAAGGCACTTGGGCATTACTACCAAAACATCGTGGACTTGGCTGACAAGTACGCCGAGGCGTATCAAGGCCATCACGGGATCATCCCGCTGGCCGACTACCCTGAAGGGTTTAAGGTACAGACCGATGCGGCCAAGTACGCCAACAGCCTGCTGACGTTCGTCAAGGGTATCCGCAAAGACTTGCCCGCAGACACCGATTTGCAGAACATCATTGACGAGATCGTGGGCGAGATCGCCTCCCTTCTGTACAAGTTGGAGCGTTTCAAATGAGAAAGGCAGGGCTATACGCCAACATTCTTGCCAAACAAGAGCGTATCAAGGCGGGCAGTGGCGAGCGTATGCGTAAGCCCGGCCAACCCGGCGCACCGACAGCCAAGGCGTTCCGTGAGAGCGCCAAGACGGCCAAGAAAGAAAACAAATGACAGCCGCGTGGACACGCAGCGAGGGCAAGAACCCGAAAGGCGGGCTGAACGCCAAGGGCCGTGCCTCATACAAGCGTGAGACGGGCGGGACACTTAAGCCGCCGGTTAAGTCAGGCGACAATCCCCGCCGAGCCTCTTTTCTCGCCCGTATGGGCAATATGCCGGGGCCGATGGCGAAGAACGGCGAGCCTACTCGCTTAGCCCTTGCGCTGAAGGCGTGGGGCGCGTCCAGCAAGGAGGACGCAAAGGCTAAGGCACGAGCCATCAGCGCGAGGAACAAGTAATGCCGATGCGTCGCGAAAAAATTGCAGCCGCTTTGGAATGGTTAGGCAGTAACGCCAACCCAAGAGAGCGTTTTCGTCGGATGATAAGCCTCGACCAGCCGCAAGACTCTGACGCCGCTGACGTTGCGATAGACATTGCAGCCGGGTTCACTCCCCTCCAATACCCGCAAGCCGTTCGTGACTACGAGCGATCACGCAGAGTCGGCGACAAACTTGGACAATTGCTGGCCGCAACGTCGGCAATACCAGTAGTGGGCGGCGCTGTGAAAGCAGCAAAGTCGATTGACAAAGCCATAGAAGCGCGATACTTCAAACGGCTTGAGGAAGATTACGAGGGGCTAAAGGCGGAATACGCAACAAGGCCCGACAGCGTTAGCGGTAAGGTTTTAAACACAGACACCGCCCGGGAATTGTCGCCGGAGTATTTGGCTGATCGCACCAAATCAGCGGATGTCCACGAGCCGTCAAGTTCGTTCATCAAAAAGTTGTATGCGGAACGATTGGCGCAGCCGACCCCGCCCGGAAAAGACCCCGTAATTTTGTTTACGGCGGGTGGCACGGGCGCGGGCAAAAGTTCCGGCTTAACAAAGTTGCGCCAAACAAACCCGAGTTTGGATCGTGTGGAGTTGGAATACGACACGAACATGAACGGGTATGAATCAAGCAAGAAAAAGATTGACCAAGCCCTAAAATCTGGTCGCAAAGTGGCAGTTGTGTTCACGTATCGAGACCCTGTAGAAGCGTTAAACCAAGGCGCATTGACAAGGGCGATGGGACAAGAGGCTACCTACGGAACTGGTAGAACTGTGCCGCTGTCAGAGCATTTAAACACCCATATTGGCGCTCGGGAAACGATGGAGCGCCTTTCGAAAGATTACGCGGACAATCCTAATTTCAACCTCACAGTGATCGACAACAGCCGTGGGAAAGGTAACGCGGCGCAATCTTCACTGGAAAATTTACCTAAGTTAAACGAAAATAAGGTGCGGAATGAATTACGAGAAGCCCTTGAAAGCGCCCGAGCCGAGAAGCGAATCTCTGAAAAAGTCTATCAAGGCTTTGCAGACTACTAATGCAACAGAGTTGCACTGGGCTGTGAAGAATAACATCGGGCAAGCGTTTGCAAATGCGCTCAATCAATCGGTATTTGAGGAAAAAAACAAGCGGTAGATGCGATGAACGCAGGTGCTTTTAAAAAGGGCCAGAAAGGCGGCCCCGGTAGGCCCAAGGGATTGCCCAATAAGTCCACGCAGGCGGCCAGAGAGGCCATTGCAGCGTTTGTGGACGGCAACGCAGACCGCCTCCAAGGGTGGCTAGACGAGATCGCGGCAGAGAAGGGAGCGCAGGCTGCGTTCGACGCTTTCAGCACCCTACTGGAATACCACGTACCCAAACTTGCTCGCCAAGAGATCACAGGTAAGGACAACGGCCCGGTCAAGGTACAGATCGGATGGATGGCTCCCGAATAATCCTCCCCTACGCACCGCGAAAGGCGTTCATGCCGTTCCATGAGCGCACTAAACGCTGGGCTTGCCTCGTAGCGCACAGACGCGCAGGTAAGACCGTCGCCGCCGTGAACGACATGATCCGGGCGGCTGCGATGTACCAAGGGCCTTACGGGCTGTTCGGATACGTCAGTCCGTACAGGTCGCAGGCCAAGGCAATTGCTTGGCAGTATTTCAAGGACGGCGCACACCCTATAACTCAATCGGTCAACGAGCAGGAACTGACCATAACCCTCATCAACGGCAGCCAGATACGGCTGTACGGGGCCGAAACCGCAGACAATATGCGCGGACT